CCATTAATATCAGCAGTGTCAGCTACAAGGCTATCAATGTTAGCTGTACCATCAATGTATAAGTCTTTAAACTCTAATGAACCACTGCCTAAATCCACTGTGCCATCTGTCTTAGGAAGTACAGCTGTTGCAGAAACTACAACATCTTGTGTAGGACCAACCTTAGTAATGGGAGCACCTTCAGCAGATGTACCATCATGGGTATGACCTGTACTAGCATTGAAGGCAGCTTCAACACCATTAAACTCATTATCTAAATCAACAGCATTGACAATGTTACCATCAGCAATGTTATTAGAGGTGTCTGTTCTGATATATCCAGTCACAATATTTTCCTTGTATTATCTTCTATCATGCACAGCATATTCAACTGTAGCTGTATCTAAACTAAATGGTGGTGATTGACTATTACTAATAAATTGTAGGCTCATCGAAAACCCACTACCAACCAATTGTGTCTCAAATATTTTCTTAAGCTTACTACCGTAAACAATGGTTCCATATGTAGCTAAAGGGCTACCAAAAAATCCTACAACACCTGTATCATTGGACAAGCTTAATGTCTCTGGTTGCACGCTACCACTAGTATCAAAATCTAGCTTTAAGTTAACAGAAGTTGTAACAGAACCTTGTGGTTCTGTATATAGCTGTAGCTTATAGAATGTTTTTCTAAGTCTAGGATCAGTTAAATGAATAAAGGGTGTAGAGAAAGTAGCTAGTATATTACCACCATCAAAACTGTTACCACTTTCCATTTGATATACATAGCCTGTTGACTCTGCAAACACAGCAGTTTCTGTTTGGATATAGTAGCTACTGTCAGCGACATAAGCTTTAAAGCCTTGTGTCTCAGCCCAGTTTATACCAGCTGTATCATTGCCTTCAAGCTGAACACCTATAACACCTAATGCTGATTGAGTGCTAATAGATTGACTATACCCTAACAATCTATACTGACTTTTCTTTCTTATGACAACACTACTAAAACTGCTAGAGGCAGAGATGAGGTTGGTCATTTCTTTCTGTATAGGCTTAGATACAACGCCTAAGTTGAAGTCATTAATTCTATCAGTAGCAGATAATAGTCTTAAACCATCAGGTCCTAAGAACATAACATCGCCACCAATTTCTTGTATGGTGTCTGAAGCTACACAACCTATGTCAGTTGTTACTGGCTTTAGTATAAAGTCTGCTAATGTATTGCCAGTAATTTGATGTATTGATTGTGCAGAGAAAATAAACAAAGATTCTCTAAACACTTGTAAGCCTGTGATGTTAGCACCAACACTAATAACACCACTACCATTAGCAGGATTTAAATCATTATCAGTGAATGGCGCTGTAATAACAATCTTATCTCCTACAGCATAGCACATCTGATTCTTAAACCAAGACAAGTGTGAACAGTTTTCTAAGTCTGCAGAACCTGTTACATACTGAAATGTATTGTCATCAAATGTAAAAGGGTAGCCTAAGCCTGTGGCAAAAGCTATCTTCTCTGTAACACCAATTCTATATTTAATGTGACGAGCCTTACCATTAACACTAACATCAGAAGATATGAATGTTACAGCAGCATTGTCTGCTGGACTGCTAGCTAGAGCTGGTGCTATTGTTAAAGTGGTAGCGCCTGATACCACTGTTACAGCAGCTGTAATGGTATAAGCTTTAGCAACACCAGCAACTGTGAATGTGTCCCCAATTTTAGGAGCTATATCTACACCATCAATATTTAATGTAGTGCCTGTCTGACTAGCCCCGTTAACTAAAACTGCAATGCCATACACAGGCACTGACACTCTTGTGTAGCTTGCTCCTGTTGTTTTATATAATGTTTTATCACGAAGGGCTAATACACTATCTTTCCAAGCAGCTAGCCCTGTTATCAAACTACTGCTGTTAGCAAAAGTTACAACAGCTAAATCAGTAGGGCTACTAGCTAGTGATGTAGTTAGTGTTAATGTAGCAATCTTAGTAGTTTCACTATATGAAACACCAGCCACAGCAATAGTGTAGACACCTGTTACACCTGCTACAGTGAATGTATCTCCTTCTACAGGTGTTACAGAGATGTTAGAGACAACTAATGTTGTTCCTGTCTGACTACCACCACTAACAAGTGGAGCACCTGCCACAGGCACTGTGTCATTAGAATATTTATCATAGCCTAACATACGGCTGTACCCACCCTCAATAGATGGTTCAAAGTTCTTCAGCTGCCTAGCACTACCGGGCGCTTGTGTGCCTTGCTGCAGAGGTGATAGGTTTGTTATTAACCCCCCTCTAAACTCAAAAGGAAATGTTGCCCAAGCGTCAGCCATTCTTATTTAATCCTTGCACCAGCAATGTTACTGCCAGCTTGTTGGATGTAAGTTGATGTTACATAGTTATATTTATTAATAAGAATAATTCTCATTGACTTAACTTCTTCATCAAACTTGGCTTTAATCATAGAAGCACTTTGTTCATTACCTCTAAACATATAAGCATGATACATAGCACCATCAATAATGACGTGTCTAAATCTTTCAGGAATAAAAGGAACATCTGTAGAGTTTTGTAAGTCTACAGGAACTCTGTAGTATTCATACACTAGCTCATAGTCTTGATCAGGCGCTGGCACAAGAATAAACTCTTGTGAAGGTGTCTGCACAACATACTGAGGAATGCCTAGCTTGCTAGTGTCTGTAGAATATTCTTGACCTACATATTTACGTAGGTAATCTTCGTATGTTATGCTTCTCAGTGTCACTGTCTGATTACCTAACACACTGTCTTCTTTAATTCTAAAGCTGTCGAAGTCTACAGTGGAGCTATCAGTTGGATATGTATATCTACTTACACCAGTAGACATAGTCTCTTCTTGTTCTACATGATTGAAAGGCCACTCTAAGAAGCTTTGATTAATATCACGCAATGCAGCATTAACACTATCCTTAGCGCTACTGTAGAAACCTTTAGCATTAGCAAAGGTAGCACTAGTTAGCTCCACCTCGTTGAATCGTCTGTTAACTTGATTAACTAGCTCTAGAAAATTATAGGCCATGTTATTGTTCCTTAATACGCAGCTTCACAACTCGTTCAACAACAGAGCCGGTGTTGTCAGTGATTCTACAAGTTAGTTTATATTCTCTATTGAGAGTACCTAAGCCTAAATGAATAGTAGCAACAGTGTTTGTGTTAGTGGCTGATACACGTTGTAAGCCATACACAGTGGTGCCATTAGTCACTATTGTTTTAACACCGTCTGCATCATCTACATACCAATCTACAGATGAGATGGTAGCTGTGTTAAGAAATCTAGACCAGTCAATGCTGTAGTCTAATATTTCATCAGGGTCTTTATTGGGCCATCTATAAGACATATATACTCTTTATACTACTGAAACAACTCTATTGTCTCTGTTTTCATTTGAGACATACACATTCCTAAACTGCTCTGTTATAGAAGAAGTTCTAGTTGTATATTCTCTATCAACATAAACAACCCTGCTCTGTTCATTTATGACGATAGTTCTATCCTTAGCTGTTGTTCTACCACCCACATACACTGCTCTTAATGTATCGTAGTTATTTTTAACAGCCTCATAATCAAAAGATGTAGTTGTTACATTAACACTACCTACATACCCATAAACAGTTATACCATCAAAAGTAGGTCTAGCACTGTCTGATATAGATACAACACCAATATAAGCTGTAGCTGATACACCTATCAATGCCACTGAAGCACTGGCTTCTACATCTACTAAACCTACAGCACCTGTTGCTGCTACTCCTGTCAAGACGGCTACAGCACTAGCTACAACTGTGACATTTCCTGCATAAGTAGAAGCTTCAACACCTACAACAAGTATGACAGCCTTAGCTACTACATCTACAGAGCCTACATTGGCTGTAGCTACTACACCATTAACTAATAATACTGCGTCTGCTGTGACTGCTACTACGCCTACAGCGCCAGTGGCTACAACACCTACAACAGGTGTCACAGCCTTAGCTACTACAACTACTAGACCTACAGCACCTGTGGCTGCTACACCATCCGGTGTATGTGTAACACCATATTCACCATAGCGACTAACACCGTATCTAGCTGCGCCATAAACAGCGCCTGTTAAGGATGTAGAAGCCATAGTTAGCTTCTATTAAGCTATACGAACAATAGCGTTTGTAGCGTCAGCAGCAGGGAACTCCACCACGAAATCACCGTTAGTTGATGTCTTGTCTCCACCAAAGGAAATGACAGCTACAGCGTTAGTAGTGCCTGAGCCACCATCAGTGGTGGTGTTGTAAATGAGAGCACCAGCTGCTGTCAATGTAGCGCTGGCCCATGTAGCGTCAGCAAAGTCAATGAAGGCTGTGGTGCCACTTGATGTTGGATCAATGTTAGTTAGAGCTACACCACCTGCTGTATAGCCAGTGCCAACAACTTCATTAGTGGTGGAGTAGTTAGTAGTGGCTGCGTCTAGTGTAGCAGAGGATGTAAACAAAGCAATCTTAAAGGTGTGACCACCTGATACATTAAAATCATGTTTACGTTCTAACAGCTCTTTTTTAAAAGAGGTGCATAGTGCAGAAGTAATTGCCATTAGAGAATTCTCTATATTAAATATTAATGCTCTCTAATAGAGCAACTAAAGGGAATACCACAATGAAGCAGTATTCCCTATAAAGGCTATTAAGCCAGTTGGTCGCGGTCAGCTTCAGCAGCTTCGGTGTCGCCAATAGCGCCAACGTCCATCAGCAAAGCCCATACACGCACAGTACCAGAGGTAGCAACGGTAGAACCAGCTTGAATAAGAACATCAACAGTGTCAGCAGCACCAACAACCACAGGCTGGAATGCAGCAGCGTTCTGTGCGTAAGCGCCAGCAGCAGCACCATCAAAGGTGAAGCCATCAACAAATACGTCAGCATCAACGCCAGTAACGCCTAGATCCAAAGTGGTGCCAGTACCGCCAGCGGCAGCAGCAACAACTTGAATACCAGCATTCATAACCATAGTACCAGCAGATACAGAGATTGTTTCGATAACATCAGCAGCAGCCAAGGCAGAGCCTTTAGCAACAGCGGCAGCAGCAAAATCTACTTCTTTTTCTACGAGGTAAGCTTTGCGGCTAGGATTGCCCACACCACCAACGGCGCGGACTAGAGAGGTAACAGTAGCCATTTTAATTTTCCTTTAAAGAGGAGGGACAATTAAGTCCCTCCGTTACATTACGCTGCGTTGAACTTAGCAGTTACAATTGCTTCAGGCTTCAAGATCTTACGACCGTAAAGGTGCATACCACGAACAACGTCAGCAAAGCTGTCGGGATCACGGTAGCTCTCAGTCTTAGCAACTTGCTGTGCAGAAGCAACAGAAGACTCGTGACCAGCAACGATAACACCGTAGTTAGCATTTTGGTTAGTAGTACCAACGGTACCAGAACCAGTGCCAATCTGTGGCAGGTTGTTAGACACATAAACTTTAAAGCCATGCAGGTTGTTAATAACCAAACCGTTTTGCAGACCTGAGCCACCGAAGTCGCTGTTCAACAAACGGCTGTCTTCGTCTTTCAACATTTCAATGAACACTGGGTCAACGACCAACCAACGACCTTGGGTGTCAACAAACTGCTGGTCCAACAGACGGCTCATGCGAGCAATAACCATCAAAGGTGAAGCAGTAGCTGTAGGCAAAGCGGTAGCACCGGGCAAACGTGGAGCCACTGGGATAGAGTGGTCACCAGCAGAAGCTGTAGAGATGTTACCGAAAGAACCTTTGATCAGCTTCATTGAAGACAACAGTTCGTCAGCACCAGCGGTAGCCACAGCCTTAGTACCAGCAGCAGCGGTACGGGCGGTGTCAGCAGCGCCATGCTTGGCAGACTGTTGGAAGCCAGTCAAGTAACCCAACACGTCTTGGTCATACTGGTCACGCAAGCGGTAAGCAGCGCGGTCAGAAGCCAATTGCATGAAGTTTACATGTGAATGAGCTACTTCGATGTCGTCAATCTTGAAGGCATAGTAGTTAGCTTGGTCAACAACCAAGGTGAAATCTGCGTCTTGCAAGTCTTGTGCGGTCACTTGAGTACCACGGTTGTAAGCCTTTACACTCACTTCCGGTTCCTTGATGATCCTTACTGAATCGCCCATGTTAGCGATTTCACCAAAGTAATCATTGTTGGTAATTGCTTCAACTGTTGAAGCTTTTCTGAACGCTAATTGTACGTTCTTGGAATATATAACTGGTGAAAAGTTACCGTTTCCGAATTGTCCGTAGCCAGAGGCTGCTGGGAAGGCCATAATAAATCTCCTAAAAGTGGGTGTATGGCATATACTTAAATACGCTTCACATGTCCACAGAGGCCAGCTTTATTAGGTGTGTATAAAGAAGAGTTCTAGAGTTCTTCTGTATACAGGCTAACTATCTAGGGTTAGTCTGTTAACTATTTGTTTGCGTTACTAAGAAACAATATTTGTTTCTATCCTTTGAATGTGCTGGTTGGCTGATGACAGCGGCAGCTAAATAACCACGACTACTAGAAGAGCTACTTCGTTCATCGTGGTTAAGTTATATCACAAATTAACGAGCACTACCACTAACATCATATACAAACTTACCCGCTTGCATAGCTGCTTGAATTTCTACTGCTCGTGCCTCATACTCCTTAGAAGACATACGCTCAACTTCTGATTCGTACAACATGCCTTCTTTACCTGTAGAGGAGGGCTTAGTACGCTCACGACCAATGCCCACATTCATCGCTGCTTCTCTGCTGGTGTCTTTCTTCTTAGTCGTTGAAATACCTTTGTCAGCTTTATAAAGATCAATAGCACGAGAAGCTGCTTTAGAATCTGTATCATTATTGTATAGAGCATCTTGGATATACTTAGGCTGATCTTCTACCCACTCATGGAAGGAATCATCATCACGGATGGCGCCAAAGTCTGGGTGAGCTTGTAGCAGTTCTGTCTCAGCCTTCTCACGCGCTGATAGCTTTTCACGTTCGTCTAGTTTCTTGAAACGCGCTTCAAACTCTGTAGCTCGCTCACCAACTTGCTTAGCTGCAATTGTTTGCACAATCTTATAAACATCTGGATATTCTCTAGCCCAAGCTGTCAGCTCTTCTTCAGTCTTAGGTAGTTTGAATTGTTGCTTAGTGGCAGCATTAAGCTGTGTCTTAATTTCATCTAGCTGTTTCTGTAGGTCTGCTTCTTTCTGCTGAGAGTGGCGGCGAAGGTCACCGTAGCGTTTCTTAAATGTTTTCTCTTCAGCAGATGTAGGCTCAGCTTCAGTAGGTTCTTTGTTCTCTTCTTCTGATGCTTTATTATTAAGCTCAGCTAGTTCAGCTTCTTCTTGTTTAATACGTTCATCGTTTGTATTACGACGACCAAACGCTACAGCTGTTCTCTGTTCAATTACTTCTGACATATTTACCTTT